CTTTTTGGGTGGTTGAATGGATAATAGTCAAATACAAGAGGATTTAGAGCAATTAAAAGAGATGATTACAGATGTACCCTGTGATTTTAAACAGCTAGATACAGAAGAAGATGGTACATTCGAGGGTTATGGCTCGGTATTTAACAACAAAGATTTAGGAAATGATGTCATTCGTAAGGGTGCATTTGCTAACACACTCAAATATAGAAAACCAAAACAAGTAAAATTATTATATCAACACAAAACAGATGAGCCGATAGGTGTCATTGATTCTTTAGAAGAAGATAATAAAGGGTTATACATCAAAGGCAGATTAGCAATGGGTACACAAAAAGGTCGTGAAGTTTATGAGCTTATGAAAATGGGTGCTTTAGATTCTATGTCAATAGGATATAGACTATCGCCTGATGATTATAAATATGACCCAAAGCAGAAGAAAAGAATAATTAAATCTGTAGACTTAATGGAAATATCATTAGTCACATTCCCAATGAATCCGAAAGCGAAGATAACAAAAGTTAAACTTGCTGAAATGAATGTAAGAGAGATAGAGGAACACTTGCGAGATGCTGGTTGTGAATCTGTAGCTGTTGCAAAACATACTGCACAAGTGCTTTACAAATCATATCGGAGTGATGAGCAACGAGATGTTGTTGAAAGCATGAATCAGTTAATTAACACAATTAAACCATAAGAGGTTATTATGTCTGAAGAAATTAATGATGTAATTGATAATCTAGGTAAATCTTTTGAAGATTTTAAAAGTGAAAACCAAAAGAATATTGATGAAATCAAAAAAAATGGTGTCGCTGACCCTATTCTTCAAGCAAAGGTAGATAAACTTGCAGATGATGTTGCTACGAAAGCAGAACTGAAACAAGATGCCGAGCTTAAAGAACAAGGATTAGAAGATGCAAAAAAAAGATTAGATGCTTTAGAAACTAAATTAGCAAGACCTGAAACAGGTAATTCTGCTAAAGAAGTGGACTTACAAATGAAAGCATTTGGTAAATATTTAAGGTCACAAGAGTTAGACCCTGAAGAAACAAAAGCACTTTATGAGTCAGATGATTCTTTAGGTGGCTACTATTGCCCCACTGAATATGTTGCAGAACTTATTAAGTCTGTGACTGAGTTCTCACCAATGAGGTCTATTGTCAAAGTTAGAAGTACCGATAAGAGAGGGATTGAAGTTCCAAAAAGAACAGGTCAATTCTCAGCTCAATGGGTAAGTGAAACTGCGACTCGTTCAGAAACAACTGGGTATACAACAGGCTTGATGTCTATTGATGCTCATGAGTGTTATGCACTTGTTGATATGTCACAAGCTATGTTAGAAGATTCTGCTTTTAATATGGAAAGTGAAATGGCTACTGAGTTTGCAGAACAGTTCGCTGTTGCTGAGGGAACTGCTGTCGTATCAGGAAATGGAGTTGGTAAACCTTTAGGTCTTACTGATTCTACTGCTGGTGTGGGTGCAACTAACTCAGGTAATGCAAATACACTAACTGCTAATGGTCTTTATGACTTAATCTATGCACTTAAATCAGATTATTTAAGAAATGCAAGATTTGTTATGAATAGAGGCACTTTTGCTAAAGTTCTTCAATTAGAAGATACTGCTGGACAAAAAGTGTTCCATGTTGGCTTGAACTTAGTAAGTGGTGCTCCAAGCACTATCGCTGGTTATGGTTATACCCTAGCCAAAGATATGCCTGATGTATCTGCTGGAACTAAACCTGTTGCTTTTGGAGATTTCTCAAGAGCATACACTTTAGTAGACAGAGTTAATATGTCAATAGTTCGTGACCCATTTACACAACAACATTTGGGCAATGTTCGTTATACTGCTAGGCGAAGAGTTGGTGGTACTGTAGTTCTTGCAGAGGCAATTAGACTACAAAACATATCTACATAAGATAGGAGTTATTATAATGAGAGATATTTCAAATAATACTAAATCTGTGACTTGCCAAGATGCAAAAGTATTTACTGCTGATGCAAATGGTACAACAGTAGACATACAGGGTTTTGAGTCTTGCATGTTTATTGTGAATAGTGGTATTGAAGGAGATACATTATCAGGTAGTGTGAAATTTGATTTCATATTAGAAGATTCTGATGATGACTCTAGTTTCAGTGCTGTTACTTCAAGTAAAAGTGTTACAGAGGGAAGTGTTGATTCTTCAGGTATATTCTTAACTTTAGATGCGAATGGAGAAACTCCACAAACATCTCAAATAGGATATATCGGTGGGAAAAGATATGCGAGAGTAAAAGTTGATGCGACAGGAACTCACAGTAATGGAACACCAATAAGTGTTCAAGCTGTTTTGGGTAATCCTCAAGACTCAACAGATGCTTAAATAAACTGACACTTTATGTGTCTTAGAATGTGGGAGTGCCTCATTATCATTGTTTCACTCCCCATTCGCTAAAGGAGATAAACTATGCAAATAAAAATGACTCAAAATGCTTTTGGTACTGCCAATCAAAGTGGTAATGCTAGTAAAGAATACAAAGAGGGAGATATAATTGATTGTAAAGAACAATGGCAAGTCAATTTAGGTAACTCTTTTGTATCATCAGGTTTTGCTATGGAAGTTAAAATTACTGAGCCAACTGAAAAGAAAGCAAGTAAAAAAGTAGCAAAGAAAAAAGCAACTAAAAAGAAATAATGAACTATGTCAAGAAGTATTGGCTCGACATTTGGTACACAGCTTACTAGTGGAAGTCTAAGACCATTTTATGCTATTAAAATGAATTTCACTAGTGGCACTTTATTGTTAGCCACCACATATGCTGATTTAATTATAGGTGGAAACACTTATTTAGGCACAGGAAATATTATAGGAGTTTCTCCTATCACAGAAACATCAGATACAAGAGCCAGTGGTCTTGAAATAGTTTTAAATGGATTAGACACATCAATACTATCTGCTGGTTTAACAGAAGATACTCAAGGCATGGTTGTTGAAGTTTATTTTGGTGTCTTAACTACAACGAATAATGCTGATGCTGTAGTAGATACACCATATCAGATATTTTCAGGTTTTATAGATTCAATGGTTTTAGAAGAAAATGGTGAGGAATCTTCTTTGAAATTTACAGTAGAAAATAAATTAATAACTTTAGAAATTCCAACAGACAGAAGATACACAGACCAAGACCAACAAAATTTTTTCTCAGGAGATAAAGGTTGTAATTTTGTAACATCACTTCAAGACAAATCAGTTGCTTGGGGTGCTGGTGTAGAAATTCCAGTTGAGCAATAATGAGTTTACAAGATGAAATTATTGAATTTTATCAACGATTTGATAAATATAAAATACATTCAAAGTCACAACTTTTATGTCATATAGAAAAATCATTTAATTTAAATCAATATAAAATAGAAAGAGTTGATAATCATATAGTTTCATTTACTAACTGGGCATTTATGAGTGAAAAGCATGAAGAACATTATAGAAAAACAGGTCAAATGTTATTTAATTTTTGGGATAGTGGAGATAAATGTTGGGTAATAGATTCAATCACAGAAGAAAATAATTTTAAAAATGTTTTGTCATGGGGAAAAAAATACTTCGCTGGAGAATTAGGTTTAGAATACATTAGCTGGTTAAGAGTTAGCAATGATTGTAGAGTGAAAAAGTGTAGTGTTAAATATAAAAAAGAGGAATGGTTAAATGGGTAGTACAGTAAATAGTCTTGTTCAAGTAGTAACAATGGCAGTGATTATGATAACTGTTGGTGCTTATACTGCTGGAACTATTGGATTTTGGACAGCAATGGCATATTTAACAGCTACAGCAGTTGTTTCATCTGCTTTGACAGTAGCACCTAAACTAAGAAATTCATCATTACAACAAGCATCTTATCAATCTGAAACATCTAATCGTTCATTAATGGTAAGACAACCAATAATTAATAGAGATACAGTTTTTGGTACTACTAAAAAATCAGGTGGTATGTTATTCATGGAAACTGATGATAATAATAAATATCTACATTTAGTTGTTCAATTAGCCAGTCACGAGATAGAAGAATTTACAGAAATATATTTTAACGAAAATGCTTTGACACTTTCTAGTAGTGGGAATGATGCCAATGGTATTGCTAGATTTGATGTAACTGCACCCTCACAATTTTCTACATCATCAAAATTTGAAGATGGAAGAAATACAGTAAGAATTAAATTACATAAAGGATTAGATAATCAATTAGCAGATGCAGATTTAGTTTCTGAAACAGAAAAATGGACTGAAGAACATAGACTAAGAGGTATTGCTTATATTTATGTAAGATTAGCCTATGACCCTGATGCTTTCCCAAATGGTCTGCCTAATGTTAGTGCCATAATAAAAGGAAAAAAAATATTAGATATAAGAGATTCAAGCACTGCTTATTCTGCAAACCCAGCATTAATTTTACATGATTATTTAACTGATACGAAATTAGGTTTAGGAGTAGCAACATCTAATATTGATACAGCATCATTCACAACATTGGCAAACTTATGTGATACAAATGTTTCATTATCTGCTGGTGGTACTGAAAAAAGATATGAGGCTCATGGGATAGCCTATTCTGACATTGCCCCTATGGAAATTATTGATGATATTTTAACATCATGTGTTGGAACTTTATCTTATACGAATGGTAAATTTAGAGTAACTGGTGGTCAGTATGTATCTCCTAGTCTTTCACTTGATGAAAGTGATTTTGTAGGTGGCATAAGTTTAGTAGCAAAACAATCAAGAAAAGATATGTTTAATACTGTCAAAGGATTATTCACAAGTGATGAATCTAATTGGCAACCTACAGATTATCCTATGGTTACATCTTCAACTTTTGTAGAGGGTGATGGAGAAGTTATTTTTGCTGATATTGATTTACCCTTTACAAAATCAAGCACTATGGCTCAAAGACTTGCAAAAATTGTTTTATTTAAAAACAGACAACAAATGCAATTAAGCTGTAATGTAAATTTAAAAGGATTTACTTTACAAGTTGGCGATACTGTAAATGTATCTAACACAAGATTTGGATTTAGCAATAAAGTTTTTGAAGTTGCAGACTGGAGTTTTAATCTTAGCGAAGAAACTTCTATTGCTTTAGTTTTAAAAGAAACCTCATCAGCAGTCTATGATTGGAATGCAGAAGAAACTTCTTTTTCTTTGGACAATACAATTTTAACTGATGCAACAGATGTATCTCCACCAAGTATTACTGCTACAGATGAATTAAGAGCCTATGCTGAAACACCGATTGCTGTATTAATTGTAAATTGCTCATCTAATCAGGGAACAACAAATGAGTTTGAAGTAGAGGCACAAAACACTAATGAGGCTGGTGGACAATTTATTAATCTGGGAAAATCTCGTGGAAATATATTTGAATTAGTAAATGCTCAAGATGGCTCTATATATAACATAAGAGCAAGGTCTGTTAATGCTTTCAATGTTTATTCTAGCTATACAACTATTCAGCATACTGTAGTTGGTAAAACTGCACCACCATCAGATGTAACTAATTTCTCAGTTAATATTATTAATGGTCAAGCAGAATTATCTTGGACTCCTATAACTGACTTGGATTTATCTCATTATGTTGTAAGACATACTCCTGACACAGCATCTCCGACTTTTGAAGAGGGAATGATTTTAGCTCAGAAAGTTTCTAAACCAGCATCAACAATATCTTTACCAGCAAAAAATGGTACATATATGATAAAAGCTATTGATGTGCTAGGAATACCAAGTATTAATTCTACAAAGTCGGTAGTCATATTGAATCAGATTGATTATAACTTTAATGTTGTAACAACCTCAACTCAATCTCCAAACTTTACTGCTGGTGTTAAAAATGAGGTTGAAGTATTTACGAGAGAGGGTGTTAATTATTTACAACTCTTAACAGGAGAATTATTTGATGATGCTAGTGGAAACTTTGACTCACAATCAGGCAACTTTGATGATGGTGGCAGTACAGCAGACAATATCGAGGGTTTCTATGATTTTCCAGTAATAGATACAGGTGGCATATTTACATCAAGAGTAACTGTTAATTGTGCCTTTACTAGGTTTGACCCAACAAGTTTATTTGATGCTTTTGGGGGCAATTTCGATTCGAGAGAGGGTCTTTTTGATGGTTCTTATACAGAGTTTGATGATGTTAATGTGCAAATAAAAATATCTTTGAGTAATGATAATAGTTCATACACAGATTATCGAAATTATATACTGGGAGATTATAAAGCTAGATATATTAAACTGAGAGCAGTTTTAACAACAACAACTGTTACTTCAGCACCAGCAATAACTGAATTATCGGCAACAGTAGATATGCCTGATAGAACTTATGGTCAGGGAGATATAGCCAGTGGAACAGCTAGTGGTGGGAAAGCAATTATTTATTCACCAGCATTTAAAGAGGTTCAAGCACTAGGAATCTCAGCTAGTAATTTAGACCAAAACGAAAGATATGTAATAACTAATAAATCGGCAACAGGATTTACTATAACTTTTTATCAAGGAAGTGGCACTGGTAGTGTTGTTGATAGAACATTCGATTATGTTGCAAAAGGTTATGGAAACCTTGAAAGCAGTTAGTAAGTATGCAAAAATTAAACAAATTGGAGTTTATAAATAAATGAGCCAACACGATTATGATATAGCAAATCAGACATTTCCTAATACAAGGTCTGACTTAAATCTCGCACTCAAAGCATTAGCAAGTACATCAAGTGGAACATCTGCACCGAGTACGACTTATGCCAATCAATTATGGTATGACAGTTCTGCTAATATTCTTTATATAAGAAATGAAGATAATGATGCAAACATAACCATCATGGCATTAGACCAAGCGAATGATACTGTAGAATATTTTAAAGCTGATTCTATAAGAACAGCATTAATTGAGTTTACAGATGGTGATGATGCTTTAAGTATTGCTGATGGTGGTGCTTTAACTACTGCTGGTAATTTATCTATTGGTGGCTCTAATAACGAATTAAGATTTTATGAGGGTGGAAACTATGTAGGTTTTGAAGCTCCAGCTTTGACAGGCGATAAAATTTGGGTTTTACCAAGTGCTGATGGCTCGGCTAATCAAGTCTTACAAACTAATGGTTCAGGTACTTTAAGTTTCACAGACCAAGCAACAACCACGAATCCCACAGTTTCTAGTATATCTCCAAGCACAATTACTAATAGTGCAACGAATATAACGATAACAGGTAGTCAATTTGTAAGTGTTCCACAGGTAGAGGCAATATCATCAACAGGTGCTATCACTTCTGCTAATTCAGTTTCATTTACAAATGCGACAACTCTTGTTGCAAACTTTACTTTGACAACTGATGGCACATATTTTTTAAGAATAGAAAACAATGATGGATTAGCTGTTCGTAGCTCATCAGCATTGCTAACAGTGTCAGATGCTCCCACATGGAATACTGCATCAGGAACTCTTGGTACTTTTTCTGCTGGGGGAAGTATCTCAGCAACGATATCTGCATCAGGAGATTCTACGATTGCATACTCAATCGCTAGTGGCTCATTAGCTGGTGGGGCATCTTTAAATACATCAACAGGTGCGATTACTGGTACAGAAAGTGGTGCGAGTGCTACAACCACATACACATTCACAGCTCGTGCCACAGATGCAGAGGGTCAAACAGCAGACAGAAGTTTTAGTATTACCATAGAAGTAGGAATGCAAAACTCAGGACAATGGAATCCATAGGAGAATATAATGGCATCATATTTAAGTAAAGATTTCACGAGTACACCAACTAATGCAAAAAAGTTTACTGTATCTATGTGGTTTAAATTAAACAGAACAAATGCAAGTCAGAGTTTATTATCAAACACCAATACTGGTGGTAATCAATTTAGTATTGACTACAGGTCAGATAAAAAAATAGGAGTTATTGGATTTATAGGAGGTGCAGTAACCTCTAACCATGAAACAAGTCGATTGCTTTTAGATTGCACATCTTGGTATCATCTTGTTGTTGCTGGTGATAGCACACTATCTACTTCTACAGATAGATTAAAAATTTATATAAATGGTGAAAGACTAACAAGTTTTTCTAGTGCTACAGCTATAACTCAAAATAATGATTATGAGCTTAACAAAGAAATGTCAGGTACATCTAATGGTTGGCATGTTGGTATAAATGCTAGTAGCAACCAATTCTTAGGTGTTATGACTCATGTTCATAATGTAGATGGCTCGGCTTTAGCTCCAACAGTATTCGGTGAAACTGATAGCTCCACTGGTGGTTGGAAAGCAATATTATCTCCCTCATATACTGTGGGCACGAATGGCTGGTTTTTGAAAATGGAAAATGCTGGAGCTATGGGTACAGACTCATCAGGAAATGGCACTACCTTTACAGTTAATGGCGATTTAAAACAATCACCTGATACACCTAGCAATAACTTTTGTCAGTTAGATGGAAACCAATCATATGATATTGGTGCTTTAGAATATGCTGGAACATCACTTAATAATTACAATACAAATGCTAGTGGGTGTATTAGTACACAAATGGTAAAGAATGGTAAGTGGTATTATGAGGTTAAGATAGGAACAGATAGAACTCAAGCAAATGGAGCAACTCTTGGCATAGTAAAAAATGGTACTTATGCATCATCTTTCTTCAAGTCAACAGGCTCAACTGCTGTTGCTGGTAATAGCTCAAGTTCAAATGGTTGCGAGGGTATTAGTTATCAACCAATGCCTAGCACACCAAACATTTTAGATACTGGTGGTGGTGGAACTGTAAACTATGGTTCACAAGCAAGTCTTAACGATATCATTATGTGTGCTTTTGATTTAGATAATGGCAAGATATGGTTTGGAAAAAATGGCACATGGTTTAATGCACCTGGCACTTCAAATGCTGGAGTACCTAACACAGGAGCTAATGCTGGATTATCTTTTGCCAAAGGAGATGACTTTTGGGGTGTTACTGTTACAGCAGTGAGTAATAATGCTGGAGCAACAGCTAGAATGTTATGTAATTTCGGTAATGGGTATTTTGGAGCAACAGCAGTAGCTAGTGGAAATGCAGATG